TTTTTGCCGCTTTTCCCTTCCGGCCGTGCTTGTACGCAAATACTCCACCGCCTCCAATTCGAGGCATCCAAACCATTTCATCACTCCACGGAGTATCTGGTTTTGTAGATGGAGCCAGCGTGCTCCAGGTCGAATATGGCATTGTGCCGTGACGATGCCCGGTCGAAGAAGACATCCCTAACTTAGTGATTGGGGTTCGCTCCAGTCCTTTTGGCCCAAGTCTTTTGAGCGTTCCACCTACTGCAATTCGATGTCCGAACTCAACTAAATGCGCAATGAAAGCGGGTGTCTCTTTTTTTCCATTTCGCTGGTACACCTTGCCGTGCAACGGCCCGATGACGCCGAGCACTTTCTGCCCGCCTCGATACTTTCTGACCACAACGCCCATGCTTCGGCTGAGGCCACCAAAACGCTTCCCGTGTTTTGCTTGCGTTGTCATTGCGTTCCGCCTGGCCGCATCGACGATCGGTTTTGCGGCTCTTTTGACGGCGTTGGCGACGACGCGATTCGCAACATTACTGGCAAGCAACCTAAGCCGCTTTTCAAGCTCTGGAACTCCATTTAGCGTGAATCGTAGCGTACTATTGCTGCCCATCATTCACCCTCGCATGCTATCGCGCGAATTGCGTCAAGCTTCTCTTGGGCGGAACATTCCACCGCCTGTAAAATCGCAAGTACTGAATCAAGATTACCAGCGACAACCAAAGGTTCCTCGTCGCATGTGGTTCGTAAAAAGCAACAATCACCCTCATAGTCCTCAATCGCTGTTGGGTCTATTCCGTCAATGACGGAAGTGTCTCTTGCAATCTCGCGTTGTTCTCCTTCGTAGAATCCTGAGGTTTGAACCAACTCGATCAACTTGACCAACATGGGATTTGCTCCGATTTAGTGTCGTTCATGCACACGAATAAGAAATTCTTCGCTTGACTCGTCAATATTCACAACCGACTCGATGTCAAATCGACGACTTCCATACAACAGCCACATCGTTGAATCTGGTGTAACATCCGTTCTGTACCAAGTTCTAATCGTATGCGTTGTTTCCGCTTGCACTTGTGCCGAAGCAAAGTATTCGCGGCCCTGTAGCGGGGCCAACGAACACCACATTTTTGCTATCTCAACTCCAACGGCCACCTGTTCTCCGGTCGCCGATGCCGCGTTGAGTGACGGCTGCATGAGGCGCATTCGCTTGTTGTACATCCCAGGCGTTGCGGCCATCACAAACACCTCCGGGCAGTTATCGGGCGAAGGCAATCGTAAAATTGTTGCGGCAACTCATTCCCGTCTCGTTTATAAAAGTGCTCAACATGGATTCGTATTGCCGCACGCACCATCATCGGAATGTCTTCGTGAGAATCTCCATATCCAACGACATGCCGAATCACCACGGCATCAGAAACGCCTCGCGTTGATGGCCAAGACTGATCGTAGGCCAATCGAACAACCGCAATCCCGTTTTCGTCGCCAAGTTCGTATGTGGTTGACGACAATGTTTGCAGCACTCCGCTAGTGTCCAGGTATTTCACACTCGCTATAGATTGAACTGGAGAAATGTCCAGTCGCATGGAATCGGAAAATTCATCGAAATACTGGTCCCACGTCTGTGTAACCAGCCGCTTCCACAAAAACTCCTCGGCGGCTTCGCGTGCGTTTTTCAATAATCCAACAAGCATGTCATCTTCTTCGTGCGAGTCGATTCGACAATGCTTGCGAAGCATCGCAATCGTTTCTGGTTCGCACGCCGGCGATTCAATAAGAACTCGCTTCATTGAACACTCCCGAAGTGATGCGTGGCTAGCAAGCGGTTGGCAGGCTAGCCACGCATCTTGGTGGCAACTAGTCCGCAATCGCGGATGGCATTGTCTCGGAAGAAAAACGGGGCTCCGACAGGATGTACAAAAGCGTCCCGTAGGAACCGCTCGTACTTCCGGAATCGGTCACGGTTGCGCGGATACAATCAAATCCGCCATCCGCATCGAGGTCTGCGGCGTCGAACTCCACAACAACCAATTGCTCGTTTTCGCCAGTCGCGGAAAACGTGCTGGCGGCCGTTTGCGTGGTTTTGGTGAATGTTCCGACTCCGGTTTGGGTGCCGTCCTTGATGTAATAATCAGCAAAGGTCAGTGCTTTCGCTGATGTTCCGGCGACTGCGGTTGCCTGTTGGACGGTAAGAGTAACGTCTTGCCCGTCGTATCCGGCATCCTTAACGAACACAATCGCAATGTGGCCGTAGTTTTTCAGCGACACAAAGTCGCCGTTGGCCGCTGCGTCGGACATATCGTATGGGGCAAGCCCCACAACGACTTGGTTTTGTTCGCAAAATCTCATATCTCAATCTCCTTGAATTGCTTTGCTGTAAAGTGCCAATCACAACGAATTGGTCAAACTTCCAATCGCTGCAAATTATCGCTCGGCCACCGTGACGATCGGGCTGACGGAGTTGCTGCCCTTGTACGGCGTGACGGCCGATTTCTTTTTCGGCTGACCGTCCGCTCGGAACGTGATGCGGAAAGTCTGCTCGTTGTACAAGAATCGAACGTGCATCGAACTCTGCGCGTCCATCCCGCCCTTGGTGATCCAGAGGTATTGCTGCGGATCGGCGAGGATGATATCTCCGACTGTACCGGCTGCGGCGCATTGCTCCATTGGAATCAGCGGACGGTTGTACAGCGTCGCAAACTGCGTCTGATTGATTCCTGTCCCGGCCGGAATAACAAGAGGCAACGCGGCCGTAGCGGTTGACGCCCCACTCGCAGCGGTTGTGTAGAGCGACAGAGCCGCGATATCTGGCTCCAGTTCCGTGTTATAGAGCCAAACGGCCGTGCGACGGAATCGGGCAGGCATGCGAGACCACATCTTGACGACGTTCTGGCCGACGAGCGAATCGTTTGCTTGGCCAGACTCTTTGGCAACCTCGATCTTGCACCCGGAATTGAGAAATCCCAACGGCTGGCCGGAGCCGGTCCCGTTAATGACCGAATCTTCCGCGACAAACGCCAATTCAGAGGCAAACGCGCGTTGGAGGATATCCCCCGTGAATACGGCGTCCGAAAGCATTTCATTGGTGGCGTATCCAACGGCCATCAAGTCCTTTAACTTGATTTCCAATTCACCGTACTTGATCTTCGACGGATCGACGGTATCGCCTTGCTGTCGCCAGTAGGCTCGGACACCACCGAAACGCGAGCCTGTCGCACGGCTGGTTTCCTCGACATACGGGAGGGTCGTTCCATTGCCGACTGTCAGCGAATACTGATCCAAGAGCGACAAAAGCATCGATTCCTGGTTCATCTCTTCCAGCAAAGCGGTTGAGAAATTCGGCGGGATAAGATATCCGCCATCAGACGGAATGAGCGAGTTTTGGCCCAAACCAGGGGCATCCGCACGGGCGGAATCAGAAAACACAAGCCGAGCGTCACGGCCGCCACCAGTCTCCGCGCGGACGACGGACATAAAAAACTCGCCAAGGTGCCGAAAGCTTGGCGACCCCTGGCCTCCGACGACCCTAGCGTTACCTTGACGCGATTGGTGATTCTGGCCTGCAATCGGAAGATCGTCACTGGCTTGATTGTTGGGCACCGAATTACCCCACTCCTCGGCCTCGTTGAGCCGATTGATTCGTTGCTGGTCGGCCTCACACTTCTCGATGTTTGCCTTTGCCTCGTCGGCGTCCTTCAGAAACGAATCGACCTTTTGGCCTTCATCGTCCGTCAGCCCACGGTCTTCCTTTTTGGCGTTTTCGGTGATTGCCTTCGCCGACTCCAACGCGGCTACACGCTTCGCACGCAATTCCTTGAGTTTCTTTTCCATTTTTCATGCTCTCCTTGCCAGCCGGTCTGCGGAGCGCATGAAAAAAGGCGCAGAGCATCCCGGCCGATTTTCATTGATAAAAAATCGACCATGATGCTCTGCGCCGGACTTGGCCGAACGCTTTGCACCGTACCGCCATTGCGACGGCAGCCACTTGGGGCTGATTACGCTCTGGCGTCGTTGTTAAGCGATATCATAATGCGAACTGTTTTTATGTCAAATACGCTCTTTTGTGCGTAGGGACCGGCAAGCGCCTTCGGTGTGTTGCAGCACGCCAAGTTTTTCAAGAGCAGCAATCTTCTGCCTGGCCGTTGCAAGCGACATGCATGATTCTCTTGCGACCTCGCGAAATGTAGGGGAATATCCGAACCGCGCCGTCAAATCGCGTACAGCACGCAACACGTCGGTTTGGCGGGGCGTTACAGCCATCCCATAAACCTCCATAAGAGAACCCGTAGGTATTCAGACAGTAGGCCACAACCAATTGAAAATGAAAAAACAACAAGCCACAAGAGAACAAAAACGGCCTTTTTCATCAATCGCGCTCCTGAATTGCCACCCGAGCCTCGGCAAGCCTAAGATTTTCCACAGAAGTCTTGCGGTCTCGCTGGCTTCTCGCCAGACTCCCAACAACCTCATCCAAGGTTGCAATACCATCGGCCATTCCAATTTCTACGGCCCTGGATGCTTCAATCAATCGACCTTGGCCATATTGTTCGCGGACGATGGACGTTTTCACGCCTCGGCCTTTTGCGACGGCGTCGATGAACATTCCGTGATACATATCAACCTCACGCTGCATCTCCTCTCTGGCTTCGTCTCCTAGCGGCTCCCACGGATGCCCCTCAACTTTGTACTTTCCGGCCGACACCAAGGTGGTCTTGATTCCAAGCTTTTCTTCGTAGCCTGAAATATCGACGTGCGCCGACCAGACGCCAATCGAACCGACCTGACCGCTCGGAATTACAAAAAGCTTTTCTGCCTGCGATGCCAGCCAGTAGGCCGCTGAAAAAGCCGTAGCATTTGCGACCGCGTAAATCGACTTTCCGTTCCCTCGGTATCCGCGTATCTTTTCTCCAAGCTCCGGGGTTCCGTAAACAACACCACCCGGAGAGTCAAAGTTAAGTACAATAGCACCAACTGAGGCATCAGCCATCAGATCGTCAAGCGTTCTTCCAAGGCGGTCAGTGCTAACGTCGCTGTACCAAGATGCGTGTTGAGCAATCACCCCAACAACAGGGACGATAGCGAGTGAACCTTTGATTGTCGGCAACTTCGGTGGCTTTGCTTCAGGGTCTGTATTCGCATGCCCTGCCGCAAGGGCAAGAATACCGCCCCATGCGTCATGGTTCATCGCCCAGACTGCGTCAGATATTCCACTCAGCAAAATATTGGCTGATCGGTTGTTGCTTGTTTGCTCGTTTTTCATACATGTTCTCCTAGCATGGAAATTGACTAAGTAATTGTTCTGACGCATTTTTCGCCTTTGTAGATTCCCAACGAGAAAGCTCTGTTGAAATATCTGGTGAGGATGAAATTGCGTCTCGTATAGATGCCACTGAAGAAACGA